ATGAAAACGCAGCCGATCCCGATAGGTTGGTTACAGCGGCAAGACCAAATACAGCAGCAACAATGGCAGCAACCACTTTTCTAGGTGGAGGTGCTCGAAATGTAACAGTAACAACTACAGGTACTGGAGATAACGCAAAAACAAATACAATCGTAGGCACGGATGTTTTTGGTAATGCAATATCCGAAGTTATAGTTTCAACAGGATCTGCTGAAGCGGTTGCAGGGGCAAAATTATTTTTAACCGTTACCTCTGTAACAAGTTCGGCACAATTTGCAGCTAACATCACAGTTGGTTCTGGTGGCTTATGTGCCAAGGCTGTTGGCGGTGGTAATCGTGTTCGTCTTGTAGGTACTTCAATCGTATCGGCAGGAACAGCTGGATTGGTTGATTTTTATAATGGAACACCTGAAGATGGATCTATTGTGTTTAAGGCTCAAACAATTGGTACGGACCACGCAACAGTAGACAACACTATTCCTGATGAGGGTTTATTATTTAGTAGTGGTTTGACTGTTGGATATACCGTTGCTACTGTTTCGTTAATGAATGTCTTTCACTCGTAAGGGTATATAATGTCTTCTAAAAAAGGGGAAATGCCAAAGCGTAACAAAAAGAACTTTCGTCCCACGGAAAAAGGGGCTGGAATGACTAAGGCTGGGGTTAAAGCGTATAGAGCAAAGAACCCAGGATCTAAATTAAAGACTGCCGTTACAGGTAAAGTAAAAGCTGGAAGTAAGGATGCGAAGAGACGAAAGTCTTTCTGTGCTCGCTCCGCTGGTCAGATGAAAAAATTCCCAAAGGCAGCCAAAGATCCAAACAGTCGATTACGTCAAGCTAGAAAAAGATGGAAATGTTAGATGACTATTAGTCGGGGTCAGATTAGTAAACAAATCTCTACATCACCGGGAGAAAAGAAAATGCCAAAAGACGCTTGTTATAAAAAAGTAAAAGCTCGATACAAAGTATTCCCAAGCGCATACGCAAGCGGAGCTATAGCGAAATGCCGGAAGGTCGGAGCAAAGAATTGGGGGAACAAAACAAAGAAAGCAGAAGGCGGAATAATTTCTGCTATAGATAACCCCAAGCGTCCTCCCACTAAACTTAGGGGTGGAGGGTTTATTGCCGCTGGATGTGGTGATGTTCAAGAGAAAAAACGCAAAGAAACTAGAACGTTCTAATGGCTGTTAGGAAAACAAAAAAAGGTTTGGCTTTAAAACGTTGGTTCAAGGAGGATTGGAAAGATGTTAAAACTGGTAAACCGTGTGGTCGTAAAAAGAGTGAAAAGCGTGGTGTCCCGTATTGCAGACCTACTAAAAGGGTTAGTAGCGAAACTCCTAAAACTTCTAAAGAAATGTCTTCCTCAGAAAAAAGTAGCAGGATCGCTCAAAAGAAAAGGCTCGGTCAACCCAAAGGCAAGCCCCGGAGGGTCAAAGCAACGAGTCGCAAAACAAAGAAAGCCTAGGTCAGATAAGGGCAAAATTAGAAAGAAATAATGTCATATTTACAGAGTAATATTCCTTATTTTAAATGTTGGGTCCGACGAGAATATACTCATAACCATGAGAAATATCATGGAGAGTTTTTACATGCTATGGTTATCGCTGTTACATCAATGCCAAACAGATCTCTTAGTTTTCAAGTTATCTTTACAGGAAGCGAGGCAGAGGGCGAAGAGGAAGACACAGTGCATGGCGGTGCAATGTGGGCTCGAATGCCTATTACCGCTTTAGTTGGAGACATGGCTTTAGAAGAGTGGCCTGAACCAATGGATACTTACGACGCTCAACCTTGGGATTGTTCCTCTCACCACCATGCTGTTTATGTCCTTGATAGAGCCACTCCCTGTCCTTGGTTAGCAAAGATTAACGGAGAGATGTTTCCAGCAAAATATTTGTTTACTGTAGATTATACAGAAAGTGAAATAGCGGATGATCCAGCTCAACACAAACAGTCTCATGTACTACAACTATTAGAAGCTGGCGAATGGACAGGTAATATAGTTGCATTGCCTAATAACCGTGTTCGTGTTACACATCCAGCATGGTTTCAAACAGGTGAAGGAGCCCCCGATTTTAGACCGTCACAACATATACACTATTCAAAATCGGATTTAGACTATACACTAGACGTTAATAAAATTTTTGATAACCTATACAATGATGGAGACAAAGAAAATGAAGAAAGTTAATGCCAAGAAAAACCCAGGTCTTTCTAAGTTACCAAAACCTGTTCGTAATAAAATGGGTTACATGAAAGACGGTGGAAGTGTTAAGCCAAAAGGTATGAAGATGGGCGGCAAGGTTAAGCCCAAGGGTATGAAGATGGGCGGCAAGGTTAAGCCAAAAGGTATGAAGATGGGCGGCAAGGTTAAGCCCAAGGGTATGAAGATGGGCGGCAAGGTTAAGCCCAAGGGTATGAGAAATGGTGGAGTAATACAAGGGACACCAGCATCTCAAGTATCTGGAACTAAGTTTAAAGGTGTGTTTTAAATGACAACATCCAATTCTAGAGATTTTGAACTAGATGTAGGTGAGATAATAGAAGAAGCCTACGAACGGTGTGGACTTGAAGTTCGCACCGGTTATGACGCTCGAACAGCTCGTCGTTCTTTAAACTTGATGTTCGCGGAGTGGGCTAATCGTGGTTTAAATCTTTGGACCGTAAATCAAGAAACTGTTACTTTAACATCAGGCACGGCAGCGATAACTGTGTCAGATGATGTTGTGGATATTCTTGAAGTTATTGTGCGTAGGAGCAGTACCGACTACGATATAACTAGAATAAGCCGTGGCGAATATGCAACAATTGCTAATAAGACTACAACAGGACGACCCAGCCAATACTTTTTTGATCGTCAGATAACTCCTATTATTAATCTCTGGCCTGTGCCTGAGAACTCTACAGATCAGATATTGTATTATTACGTTCGTAGAATACAGGACGCGGACACTTTGGTGAATACCACAGATCTTCCTTTTCGATTTTATCCTTGTATGGTCGCAGGTCTTTCTTATTACTTAGCGATGAAGAGAGCTCCTGAAAGACTACAGATGTTAAAAGTTGTTTACGAAGAAGAGTTTCAGAGAGCCTCGGATGAAGACGAAGGCAGAACTCCTCTTAAACTTCAGCCTAGTATTCAGTATTTGAGGGTGTAATGGCTTATGCTAGTGGAAAATATGCTTACGGAATTTCAGACAGATCGGGCTTTCGATATCGCTTAAAAGATATGAAGCAGGAGTGGAATGGTCTTCTTGTTGGTCCAGATGAGTTTGAACCGAAACACCCACAAATTATGGTCTCAAGACACGCAACTGATCCTCAAGCTCTAAGAAACGCTCGACCAGAACCAAATATTGAAGCAGAGAGGGTGATTCAATATGGGTTTAATCCTGTAGGATATAATGATTACAACGATTTAATTCCTAATAATTTAGTTGCTACGGCTTCTATAGGAACAGTAACGGTGACAACATGAGCTTTACATACACTCAATTAAAACAAGCGATACAAGACTACACACAAAACGATGAGGTTACGTTTATAAATAATCTTCCTTTGTTTATACGAACTGCGGAAGAAAGAATTTTTAAAAACGTTCAACTTACTTTGTTTCGCAGGAATGTGTCCGGCAGTACTTCTTCAGGCAATCAATTCTTGGCAGTGCCCTCAGACTATCTTTCTTCATTTTCTTTAAGTCTTGCTGGCTCTGACGGAGATAAGTTTTTCCTAGAAAAGAAAAATACTAGTTTTATTCAAGAGTATACCCCAGATTCTTCAACGACGGGCTCTCCTCGATATTATGCTGACTATGATGTGAACACTTTTATATTGGCTCCTACTCCCAACGCGGCTTTTACAGCGGAGCTGCATTACTATTATAGGCCAACGAGTATTACAACGCACACGTTTTTGCTTACTCTTACAAGTGTCAGTGGTACTTTCACAACAAGTGACACGATAACGGGAGGTACTAGCGCAGTTAGCACTACTGTAAATGCCGTGCCGTCTTCTACTACATTAACCGTTGAGATACCTGGAGGTTCTTTTTCTGTTGGAGAAACGATAACGGGCAGCTCTAGTGGTGCGACGGGAACATTGTCTTCCATTGGTGCGGACACAACGTTAACTTGGTTAAGTGAAAATGCTGATATGGCTATGTTATACGGGGCGTTAATTGAAGCGTACATTTTCATGAAAGGTGAGCAAGACGTTATGGCGATGTATAATCAAAGGTTTCAAGAAGCCCTTGTAGGTGTTAAGATGCTGGGAGAAGCAAAAGAACCAATAGATGAGTATAGGGCAGGTTCGTTAATAAGGGATAGACAATAATGTTAACAGAACCAATAGGAATTACTGTTGGATCAGTAGGAGTTCAGACTACGGATAACAGGGGGTTTACTCCTGAAGAAACAGCGATGCGATGCGTTAATAAGATTATAGGTATATCGGACAA